GATGGTGATCATTCAAGAACACAGGCCGAGTTTGATGCAAAACTGTGCCAAGATCTGCGAGTGCCGGTTGTCCTTGTAGATAACTGGGATCAACCGCAAGTTCGTGACGGGGTCTTGGAGTCTTCTGATTACAAAGAAATTAAAGTATTTGATTATGAACAGATGTGGAAAGGCAAGTACCGCATCAACCAAATTGGATTATGTACTCTTTAACATTATTTCGAAATCGTTATGATAATAAAACACACAAGACCATGTCGTTCGAGACGTGGGATGAGTTCGTTCATCTGTTGTTTATGTTATCAGAAAAACCGGACACCAAGGCAACTGCACCGTTGATCAGTCCGGCAACCTACGAGGAAGGTACAACACGGAGTAATAAAAATGTCGAGTTGTGGGGAAAGTGGGCTGCAGTTGATGTGGATGACGTTGACATCGATGCAGATAGGTTACGGGAAGTTCTTGTTGAGCGTTTTGGTCATTGGGATTTCGTCTGTTATAGTACGGCGTCTTCTACCGTGGATAGACCGAAGTTCAGACTTGTATTCAACCTTATGGAGACTGTACATAAAGATCTCATCCCCAAGTTCTGGTGGGCACTCAATACCGAAGTCGGTGACATCGGAGACAAACAAACTAAAGACCTTAGCAGAATGTACTATGTACCTGCAAAGTACGATGGTGCTCACAATTTTATTTTCCGTAATTCAGGCCGTCCTATTGATGTTGATTATCTGGTCGTAAAACACCCCTACAAAGAAAAGGAAGGTAAGAACTTCCTAGATAGACTGCCTGATGATATTCAAAAGGCAGTGATTGAACATCGCAGGAGTCAGATGGAGAACAAAAATTACTCATGGTCGAGTTATCATGATTGTCCATTTTTTCCCCGTCGTCTTGCACTTGAATATAAAACAATTTCGGAAACGGGTTGGTATCACAAGATGTATCAGATCATGGTAGCAACCGCCGGTAGTGCAATTAAAAAGGGTTATCCCATCACTGCACGTGAGATTGCTGAGTTGTGTCGTCAACTTGACATCGAGACCGGAAACTGGTATACTAATCGTCCACTTGAAGTTGAAGCGGATAGAGCAGTAGAATATGCATATAGAAACAACTAGGAGTCATTATGGCTGATGAAATAGTCGACGCAGAAATCGTCGAAGAAACCCCCAGAAAACCACTAACAGTGGTTGTGATTGGATCAGATGAGAACGCATTGGCGCAGTCAACGTATTGTGCATTCAATGTTCCCAAAGGCGTGGAAACACATCTATTCTCTTCTGATAAAATTGAAGAGGCACTTAATGTTGCACCAAACCTTGTTTTCTGGTGTGAAGAGATTCGTGTCAAAAAGAATGATATTTTGGATGATGCAGATTTTCTTGCTGCGGTACAAAAGTTTGTTCGCGGAGCAGGGTCGGGTATCTGCATACGATCCACCATCAACATCGATGTTCATGATCGATTGATGATGGCACTTACACGTGAAGGTGTTGATGCCAAGGTTGTGTATATGCCTGATGCGTTGGGTGATGTTCAGTTAATTGGTGGTGCACCTGAGACAATCGAACAACAGGTTCGAATCTTAGAGACCGCTTCTTGGTTCCGTACTAAGAATATGATGTACGGTACTATCGCTGAGGTTACCTATGCGTATCTTGCGGTATCTGGTTATCGTCTGGTTGAACAAAGATACTTTGATGACCTACATGAAGCGGTGATGGACATGAAGGGTGCAAATCCTATGGTTGTAAACCGACTGACTACTAGTGCATTGGGTCACGGTACAACACCAACTTGGGTCAGTAATTTCGAATATGATGGTCGCATATTTACTGGCGCCACTGACAAACTAAGTCTAATCGAACACTGTCTGGAGAAGTGATATGTCGCTGATGGCGAAACTTAAAAAGAATTCAAAGGTGCTGGGTACTGCGGTACTCGAAGACTCTGAGTTCTTTCAAGAGAAAGAGATAACACGCATCGATGTACCTATGATGAACGTTGCTCTTTCTGGTAAACTGGACGGTGGACTCGCTTCAGGTTTGACCGTACTTGCAGGGCCATCCAAGCATTTCAAGACATCATTTGCCTTGAAGATGGCCTCTGCTTTTTTAAATTCTGATCCCGATGCAATCATGTTGTTCTATGATTCTGAGTTTGGATCACCCCAATCTTACTTCACGAACTTTGGCATTGATACGAGTCGGGTCTTACACACTCCGATCACCAATGTCGAAGAGTTGAAGTTTGATTTGATCAACCAACTCGAAGCGATCGACCCCGATGATAAAGTCATCATTGTGATCGACTCTATCGGTAACCTTGCATCCAAGAAAGAACTCGAAGATGCAATCAACGAAAAATCTGTCGCAGATATGTCTCGTGCAAAGGCACTGAAGGGTCTGTTCCGAATGTCAACGCCGTATCTGACCATGAAGAACATACCGTTACTGGCGATCAACCACACCTACAAAGAGATCGGTTTGTTTCCGAAAGATATTGTCGGTGGTGGTACGGGTATCTACTACTCTGCGGACAACATTTGGATTCTTGGTCGCCGTCAGAACAAAACTGGTACGGAGGTGACCGGATATGATTTCATTATCAACGTTGAAAAATCACGTTATGTTAAAGAGAAGTCGAAAATACCTATCTCAGTTTCTTGGGATGGTGGTATTGAGCGTTACAGCGGTTTGTTGGATGTTGCTCTTGCTGGTGGGTTCGTCACTAAACCTTCTAATGGTTGGTATCAACTGGTTGACACAGCAACTGGGGCAGAGATTGGATCGAAGGTGAGACAGAAAGACACACTCACCGAAGAGTTCTGGTCAGACCTTCTTGTCAATGACAACTTCCGTTCGTTCATCGAAGGCATGTATGGAATCACTGGTTCTGTGACTGCTGAGTTGGATATCGAGGCAGATGACTAATGTTCCAAAAGGCAAGTGAAGATATAGATTATGAACTGACACCCGCTGAGGATGTCGAAAATGAACAAGCGTGGGATGTTCGCATCCTACGTGGCCCCTTCACGGAGACAGTCATCCGGTTTGGTAATATCGCATTAAATGAAATTGATGGTTGTTTGAACTTCAATTTTGTGATAATATCTACACCGGATGAAACGTTAACTGAAGATCGAGAAGACCTACAAACTTTTGTAGGAGATATTCTCGAATCAGTCCTTGAGAATGCAATAGCCGACGGTAGCCTACTGGAAAATGAAAGAACAACTGATACTGAGTAATTTTGTAACGAACGACACTTACATGCGTAAGGTCGGCCCCTTTCTTAAAAAATCATACTTTGAAGGTGTATACCGATTGATCTTTTCTGAGATCGCAACATACGCCAACAAATATAACAAACTTCCTTCACAAGAGGCGCTTCGACTTCAGATTACTGAGTCGGACAATATCAATGAGTCAAACTACAACGAGACACTGGAGATCTTACCAACTCTTTTTGAAAAGAAAGATCAGGATCAACAGTGGTTGTATGATGTCACTGAGAAGTGGTGTCAAGACCGATCAGTGTATCTGGCGATCATGGAATCGATTCAGATCATTGATGGTAAACACCAGACTCTTACCAAGAACTCACTGCCTGACATCTTACAGAAGGCACTGAGTGTATCCTTTGACACTAACATCGGTCACGACTATATCGAAAACGTTGATGAACGATATGACTTTTATCATCGTACCGAAGATCGTATTCCCTTTGATCTAGATTATTTTAATAAGATTACGAAGGGTGGTCTACCAAACAAAACACTCAATATCGCTCTTGCTGGTACGGGTGTTGGTAAGTCTTTGTTCATGTGTCACATGGCGGCAAACGCACTGTCTCAGAATAGAAATGTTCTCTACATCACACTTGAGATGAGTGAGGAACGGATTGCAGAACGAATCGATGCAAATCTTCTGAACTGTTCTATCGATCAGATTCCAAATCTGTCCAAGGCGATGTTCCGTGATCGTGTAAAAGAGATTGGTAGTAAGACTGAAGGTCAGTTGATCATTAAAGAGTATCCGACCGGACAGGCACACACCGCTCACTTCCGTGCGTTACTCGAAGAACTGCGATTGAAAAAGAAGTTTGCTCCGAATATTATCTTTGTAGATTACCTAAATATATGTGCATCTTCACGAATGAAGGGAATGGGAGGTTCGATAAACTCATACACATATATCAAGGCAATCGCTGAAGAACTGCGTGGTCTCGCAGTCGAATTTGACCTACCGATCGTGTCCGCAACTCAGACGACTCGATCCGGATTTGCAAACTCTGATCCAGGCCTCGAAGATACTTCTGAATCGTTTGGATTGCCCGCCACCGCTGACTTGATGTTTGCACTGGTGTCCAATGAAGAACTTGAGAACCTTGGTCAGATCATGGTTAAACAGTTGAAGAATCGATACAACGATCCAAATGCTAACAAACGGTTTGTGGTGGGTATCGATCGATCCAAGATGAGATTGTTTGATGTTGACGAAACTCAACAGACGCTGACACAAGAGGATGACATTCCCGTGTTTGATAAAACGCCCACGGGTAATAAACTCAAATCAATTAGAATGTCATAGGAGGCATCATGGACGCAACTCTACACACAATTATCGCTACAGGATTGTTGTTCATCTCATATCGCGTTGGATTATACATGGGTCATCGTGGTGGAATTTCGGATATGATTCAAACCTTGCTGACCATTTTTGAGGCCGACTCAATGGAAATCAATGAGGATGGTGAGTTTCACATTACAAAGAAAGGCAAAACAACTAAGGTAAATTAATGGACAAAGTGAAGTATAAGTTCAATGAGGACAAGTTGATTAAAGAGTTTTATGATTACATCAACTCGACCTACAGTGGACACTATGGACAAGGCGGATTACAATCGAGCGAAGTGATAGTAGATCGCGGACACGGCATGGGATTCTTTTTAGGAAACGTGGACAAGTACAATGCACGTTACGGTAAGAAAGGTTCCCCTGAAGATCAACGCAAGGATATCATAAAAATTATCCATTATGGTTTCCTTGCATTATACGAGCATGACAGGATCAATGGACAAACCAGCACTGAAAGAAGCGATATTTGATACGGCGCTTGCAACGCCACTTAATCTTATGTTAAACTATATCTTTCTCGCAATGTTTCTTAAAATGGAATGGGGTGCGATGGAGATCTCTGTAGCGATGACTGCAATCTTTTTTAGTGTTGCAATCGTTCGTAAATATTATGTTAGGCAATGGTTCAAAGGTAGAAGGATATGAATATGAATGGATTTTTTGAAGCGGCTCGTCGAGGTGTGGTTACGGTTGAGTTTAACAAGATTGACACGGGAGAAAAACGTGTGATGCCTTGCACTCTCAATCGAGAACTTTCTGAAAACAATGTACCCGAAACTCTGGAACAACAGGAAGTCAGTGAACACTATGCCGTGTGGTCACTAGATAAGAGTGCGTGGAGGTCATTCCGCGTCAACACTGTCACAAACTGGTATGAAGGATATCCCAATGAAACATCTTTTAGTTGAAGCACTCAAACGTGAGTATGAAGGCGCAATCGCCCGTGCACAGGCAAACATCGACGTTTACCTGACCAATCCAGCTGGTATCGGAGAACACTCTGATATCGTTGAGGCCGTCGACGAACAAGTCGCCAAACTCGCAGAGGCCGATGAGAAACTCGAAACTCTTCTCAAGTACTATTCATGAAATGAATGTCGACTATTCACAAATAAAATGTGAAATCACTTGACGCCAACTCCTATCCTTGATATAATTACTTTGTAATTTGATGATTGATAGGAGTTTTTGTTATGGCGTATGTAAGTCAAGAAATGAAGAAAGAACTGGCCCCTCAGATCAAGGCGGTTCTCAAGAAGTATGGCATGAAGGGAACTGTTGCAGTTCGACACCACATGAGCTTGGTTGTTAACATCAAGAGTGGTAAGTTGGACATCCTTGGTGCTCTGCCTGTCAGTGAGTATGGGCCCCGTGACTACATTCAGGTCAACCCCTACTGGATCGAAGAGAACTACGACGACGCTGAGGTTGTTGCGTTTTTGAGTGAACTCAAGGCGGCGATGGAAGGCCCTAACTTCTTCTGTCACGACGACAGCATGACTGACTACTTCCACCGAAGTCACTACATTGACATCAACGTTGGTCAGTTCGACAAACCCTACGTTCTGGAGGCATAATGTATATTTTCATGAATGATCTTTCTCCGAAGCTGCAAGAGTTCGCTCTTGCTGTCTTCGAGGTTCTTGACTTTGATCCTGAGTTTGACATCGACATCGTCTACGAAGACATCGACGTTCAGGGTTACTGTTCTGGTGATGAGGACGGATGTTTGATTGAGATCAACCCCGACCTTACGGAACGTGAGACTGCGATTGCCATCGCGCACGAGTTAGTCCATGCACGTCAACTGGCGCAGGGGGTTGACTTTTGCGAAGAGGAAGCGTATACTTTAGAGAGTGTTTTGACTGAGAGGTGTTACCATTGAAACTGATTACTTTGTCTGCTGGTTATGATGATTTCTCTACAATCGAAGAGGAAGGGTTTCCACCCGAAGAAATGGAGTGGCGTATTGTCCAACTGGCCGAGGAACGATTCCCCGGCTATCAACAGAGTTTTGGTTACGACAGTGTGGGTCTTCCGACACTTGATCTGATCAAGGCTGGTCGTATCGAACACCGTATGCATTTCGAGGTGGAATGATGAGTGATATGAAATTTACAACAGCAGGTGACATGATGGAAAATGGTTTCAGAAAGATGCAGGAACGCCTGCGTGAAGAAGGTTGGTACGTTGGTTGGAACCTGCCGTGTTGTCAGAGTTGTGCGTGGTCGGCATTACCCGACTACTTTGATGCAAAGTACGATGACGATGGTTATCTGATTCGAGAGGATGCGGATGGTAATCGAATTGAGTATGTTGATTTAGATTACTCGAAGGTTCTCTTCAATCACTCGCAAGACTGTGAGGTCTACATCGAAGGTGAAGAGTGCCCTGACTGTCAAGGTGAGTGTTACGACGAAAACGATGAAGAGTGTATGACTTGTTTTGGTCAAGGTGAGATTCAAGAGGGTTTTGATCCTTCTGAGTATGACACATCGGTCGATGGTTTTGTGTGCATGTCACCCGAAGACCAAACATCATCTTACTTCTGTTTTGACGGGAGTAAAGAAGGCGTCGAGAACTTCAAGGCTATCATGCCGATAATTGAAGAGTGTGGCGTCCGTATAGATAGTTTTAACGAAGACGGGAAAACCCGCATCGAATTATCATGGGATTAAAGAGGGTAGTCGACCAGTATTGGGTCGAGGTGTTTGCTCTGGGGGTAGTCTTTAGTATGTTAACAATTTTAGCCGGAGCTATGTTATGAAAAAACGAGATTACGATCCGCAGATAGTTGAGAAACTACGTGGATCACGTCATTATGTAAATCAATTCGCACTACACCAAGCACAGAACTTTCGTGCAATGTTGCGTGACTATGATTATGTCAATACCTTTGGAGCTTACAATGGTCAACAAGCAGTCCAACACGTCAAGGCCGGACTCAAGGCAATCTACTGTTCAGGATGGCAAGTCGCAGCAGCGGCAAACTCAACTCAAGAGGTCTATCCCGATCAGTCACTTTATGCTGTCAACTCTGTTCCTGACGTTGTTCGTAGTATCAATAACGCATTTAAACGTCAAGACCAAATCTCCTATTTGGAGTCTGGCAGGGGGTTTCGCTACGCTCCCATCATCGCTGATGCAGAAGCAGGATTCGGAGGAGCACTAAATGCGTATGAACTTGCAAGAAACCTTATCGATGCAGGGGCTGCGGCAGTCCATTTCGAAGATCAACTCGCAGCTGAAAAGAAGTGCGGTCACTTGGGAGGAAAGGTTCTTATACCTGTATCTACAGCTGTGCGTAATCTTAATGCTGCCCGTCTTGCTAGTGATGTTGCCGGCACTGATACTGTGGTCATTGCACGAACTGACGCTGAGTCTGCTAAACTACTTTCATCTGACATAGACGAACTCGATAGAAAGTTCATCACCGGAGAGAGAACACCCGAAGGATTCTACAAGATCAAAGAGGGTATGGGTCTCGACTACGGTTGCGAACGGGGTCAAGTGTACGCAGAGTATGCAGATCTTGTTTGGTGTGAGACATCTAAACCTTGTCTCAAAGAAGCGAAACGATTCGCGGATGCGGTAAAGGGTGCAGTCCCCAACGCAATGTTGGCCTACAACTGTTCACCTTCTTTCAACTGGAGACAGTCGATTCCATCTGACCATGATCTAAAAGTGTTCCAAAGAGAACTAGGTCGCATGGGATTTGTATTCCAGTTCATTACTCTTGGGGGATTTCATTCAACAAATCACGCGGTATTCCAGTTTGCCAAAGATTACAAAGAGAATGGCATGCTGGCGTACTCGCAGCTACAAGAGGCAGAGTTCGATGCAGAAGCAGACGGATACACCAGTACGAAACACCAAAGGGAAGTCGGAGTGTCCTATTTCGACGCGATTACAACGGCACTTGGGAGTGGGTCAACAGCGGCGCTTAAAGGTTCAACGGAAGAAGACCAATTCTAACATTTGTGTCTGGGACTTGGAGAAAGAAGGATGAGAAATATTACCATTGCTTTTTTCTTCAGTCTCATGTATACTGGGTGTTCAACTGTTGAGGACGATCGAATCTGTATCGACTACGGTTCGTTCACAACTGTCGAAGAAAAATGTATTCCACTCTATGGTGCAATCATTTGTTCAGAAAGGGAAGTGACAAAGACGTACTGCAAACTGTACGCCGAGGATGATTATGCGATTTTATTCAACCAGCCACGACTACTCTGGTCGTAAACGTAAAACCAAGAAAGTAAAAGGAGAGACATTTGGTAAATTCAAGGCACCGGAATTCCGTCCGCTTACAACAAGCAAGCAGCCGTCGTATGCAGCTCTTAGATGCGCGGAAGGACAGCAGTACCCCAGTAGGTCAGACTTCGCAACACCGGAGTCCTGTGCAAAACCTGAACGAAAAGAATACACCGGAACGTTAGTGAAGGGTATTTCAACTTTACACAAATCAAATGCAGTGCCGATTCTATCTCAGGAAGAGGCAAAAGAACATGCGAGGATGAGAAGATGAGAGGTAGTAACGTGGTGAAGTCGCGCCAAGAAGGTGCGCTGGAGCGTCTCAGAGAATCTAAGTTCTTTGAGAAGAATGGTCGGACTGAAGAGTCTTGGCAGAAACGTAAGGATCGTGAGATCGCGAACCTTGAAGCTAAGTTGGGGTTGCGTCGTGGAACTTGAAATCGAGTGGGAGAAACCCTATACTGTAACTGCTAGACAAAAAAAGTCTAGTATCGAACGTGAGGTTTTCACCAAGGGTGAACAACGAGTGGTGATTGAAACGTGTTGGCGAAACATGACATGGATCATCAATCCGAAGTCCACCGAAGAGATTGAGATGATGGAAAACTCAATGTATGATGGCGATGATTTTTATCCCTATGACTTTGAGGATTTTGAACTGGTGGATTTCTTTGATGGTGTTTCCACAGAATTTCATTATCACAACGTTACCGAAGACACGGAGTCCATTGAAGAACTGTTTTGGGAAGACGGTCGTATGGGTCTCGAAGAAGATGGTTGGGAAGAAGAAGATGGTGAGATTTTCATTATGGGCGGTATTGACGTGATTGAGAGGGTTTAACAATGAGTAGAGTAACAACAGCAACGGTCGCATTGACCTACGAACAACGCGAACAGGTGGCGCGTGATTTTTTGATTGATTTACTAGAAGACATCGAACATGTGCCTTTTGGTGATCCATCAATGATAGCTGCAGTGAATCGCATCATCGCGTTTTGCAGTCCACCCCACTCATGGGAGGATGGCAAATATGACGGTTGACATTCTTGAGAAAAATATAGTACAATGGCACCATGATCGAAATTTGATCGACGGGGCCACTGACAAAGATCAGTTCATGAAACTGATTCAAGAGTGTGGTGAATTGTCTGACAACATTTGCAAACATAGAGACATACGAGACGACATCGGTGACATAATCGTAGTGTTGATTAACATCACTGAACGTAATGGTTTGACTCTCCAAGAATGTATGCAGACTGCTTATGATGACATCAAAGACCGAAAAGGAAAAATGGTCGACGGTGTATTTTTGAAAGAGGAATAGTCATGTTTTTTGATCCATATAAATACTTGTGGCGTGAAGAAACAGATGCGGACTACCATTGTCACATCTACATCACTAAAGGCACAGAGTTGTATGGTTGGGTTAAACGCGGAACTACCGACGTTGTAATGTTTTCAAAACCATATAGGACATGGTCACCTTCTCGCCGTAAGTTTAGAAAACTAGGCAAGAAGGAGATTGATGCCCTATGTTCGAATACAGAGTTAAAATTCGCCGCGTAGTAGACGGTGATACAGTAGATGTCGATATTGATCTTGGATTTGGTATCTGGATACAGAATGAGCGGGTACGTCTCTATGGAATCGATACCCCAGAGAGCCGGACACGTGACAAAGTTGAGAAACGATTCGGTCTCTATGCTAAGGACTACCTCAAACAGCATCTTGGGAAAACCTCTACTCTACGAACTCAGAAAGACGGAAAAGGTAAATTCGGTCGGGTGCTCGGTGAATTTATTGTATACGATTCCGTCACGGATTCATATCGAAGTGTGAATCAGATGATGATCGAAAACCACATCGCGGTTGCCTACCACGGGCAATCCAAAGACGATATTGAGGAAGAACACCTCAAAAATCGTGAAATCCTCTTAGAACAAAAAGTTATATCCTTAGATTAAAATAGTCTAAAAAACCGTCAAGTTGTGACATATTTACGCTTGACGGTTTCCTCTTTTCGTGAGATAATTACCCTGTAATTTGAGATGGAGTGATTGTTATGGAATGTTTGAAAGGTCGTGTTGTTCAGATCAACTCTGGTGCGATGTGGTGTGAACGCATGGGTGAGGTCATTGATGATCGTGGTGAACAGGTTGCTGTTTATTTCCCACCTATCAGCAGTGCTGATCAGTCTGAAGTCAAGTACTTTGCGAAGTATCGACTGCTTTGCAGTGAGTACGCCTTCTGTGATGTCCCTAGTGCGGTTGGTGTCTACCTGATCGCGAAACCCTTTGTTGAGGAAGTTGCATAATGGAAAAGTTCATGTTAGAAGTTGAGTTGGAAGCCCTGCTAAAAGATGCGGGCACTGACCATCCTTTCGCCCGTGAGATCGGGTGCCGAATTGCGGAGATCAAGAACCTCTTGTCTCCCAAACCTGTTCCCCAAATCGAGGAACAGTTGAAGCTGGAACTGGTTGTTCCAATGACCTTTGATGAATTGTTTGGAGTTGCATAATGGATAGAGATTATTTTTGTGAAATGGTAGATGCTCGTGCTGAACTTGCTGGCACTACTACTGTTTTGGAACAGATGGTTGACGCTTTAAAAGGCAATTCTAAAATGTATCAAGAGGTAATGATGAACATAGCTGAAAGGCGTCTCAAAGAGAACAGAGAGTTTTTGGAGAAAAAAATATGAGTTCAATGAGAGACTTTTCTAAGAAAGAATACCTTCGCCCCAAGAAAGAGGTGAACTCGTCTGAGTTCGTTGCTTGGGGTACTTTGATCTGCCTTGGTATGGCACTTGGTTTCGCGATGGGGTACGGACTACTATACACTTGATGAATGTCAAGTATTCACCAAATAAATGAGCAAACGCTTGACGGTGACCCCAATTCGTGAGATAATTACTACGTAATTTGAGATGAGGATTTAGTTATGAGTAGTGTGTTTTTGGTTGAACAGGTTCGCAACGTTTACCGAATTTCTTTCCGTCCTAATGATGAGGAACTGTCTGTTTCTAAGGTGCTCGACTTTGTTGATTATTGCTTGAGTTTCTACGGTCACGGTGGTATCTATGACTATGGTTTTACTTTTGATGAAGTTTGTCAAGGTCTGATCAAACGGTTTAGTTACCGTCCAAGTATGGACTTTGACGGTGACACTGTCGATCGTGAGTATGTCCGTGAGATGGTTTTTGAGATTCGTGAACAAAGGGAGTGTGCGTAATGGATTCAGTAATTGGTAACCTTTATAACGAGATGATGTGCCTCGCGGAGATCCGTGGGGAGTTGTCTCCCGAAGACAACGCACGTGTTGAGGCGCGTATCGCCGCGCTTCAACTCCAAATTGAGAAGCTGGAGAAGGCTGCATAATGTTGACAGGAATCTACAAAGAAATGGGGTTTGACCGCCCCTACCACGGTTCGATCGAAGACCAGTACAACGAGTACCTTCGTAAGCATGCTTCGAAACAGAACAAGGGTGCTCGCGGTAGGGACTCCGAACGCCAGAAGACTTACGAGGCCGAGTGGCGTTACCAAGCGAACTTCGGTTCGGGTCGTGAGTTCGAGTCTATCGAAGAAGTCCAGAAGTATGTCGATACTATCACGCGATCCAAGACCTACTTGAAGCTGGTCTCGGAGGGTTCGAACATTGAACGTCTCTTCACCAACAACCGTGTTAAGGTTGCGTCTAAGTATCGTAACACTGGCCGCGGTACTGCGGGTCTGGCGACTCAGGGTCACATCACCCTTGACACTAAGGTCGGTATGAACCAGTACACCGTGCTTCACGAACTGGCGCACTGCATTGGTCACTGGCATCACGGTCGTTCGTTCCGCCAGTGTTTGCTGAAGTTGGTCTCTCGATTCATGAGTGCCGCTGATGCACAGTTTTTGAAAGAAGAATTTAAGGCGGGTGGATTGTCGGTTGGCAATGCCCGTAAACCAATGACGTTTGACCAGTGGGTCGCGTCCAAATCTCGAATGGAGAAAATGCGTAATGGAAATTAATCAGGTGGTAACGGTTGTGGTAAGTAATGGTACTGAGTATGTGGGTAAGTTTCGTGATGAGACAACCGATGGTTTTATCATCGGTGACCCCCACATCGTTGCCCCAGACGGTAATAATCTTGGATTCATGCCGACGGTCGCAATGACTGGCGAACCCAAGATCGGTGAAGTGAAGTTTCAGAAATCGGGCATCATTCTGGTTGTTCCTACAGCAGAAGCGGTTGAGAAAGAGTATCGCAAGGCGTCGTCGGGGTTGATCATATGATGTCTTGGGATACGGTTGTCTTGGCTCTCGCAGCTATGACTGTACTCACAATCTGGTGGGTCATTGAAGGTGGTGACGATGAGTCCTAATTCCAAAGGTGATCCAATGGTGCGTGCTCAGGGTCGCACCAAACCTGATCGTTCTTGGTATCCTGAGAACTTCGATTGGTATCTGAAATGGGTTGCATCGATACTCGTTATGATTTCATTGGTTATGCGATCTGCGGGTATCGACTATCGAATGTATGACTTAATGTTTGGTCTCGCTGGGATTGTTCTCTGGACATGGGTGTCAATCATCTGGCGTGACCGTGCATTGATCATGCTGAACACGGTTTCCGGAGTTTTGTTAGCAGTAACTATTTTGAAGGAGTGGTCATGAATGAGAAACACGTAGCGACATGGGTGTACTACACCTACCGATATCACAAGCTTTTGCCGAAGTGGTTGCAAAAAGATCTGGAACGTTCTAAAGAAATTTTAGGAATTGTGTAAAATTTACGCTTTACTTTGTTATGAAAATATCGTATAATGTTCTTGAAACATTGGATAGTTAATTGAGGAAATATTATGTCACATATGGTTGAAACAATGGCTTACGCGGGTGAGGTTCCATGGCACGGTCTTGGAACTAAGGTTTCTGCGGATCTTACGCCTCGTCAAATGATGGTGAAAGCTGGTTGCGATTGGGAAGTGAACAAGGTTCCCACCTACGCTGGTG